CTATCCGAGAAAGGCTGCGCCGATGATGGCAACGGCCACAAGGCGAGCGCCAAAATAAAGGGCAGCAGCTTGAGGGTTTTCATTGATCCGTCCGATCACGACCTTGAAGTCAACATCCAACATGCGATCCAGCCGCCGCAAAATCACGAACGACAAAAGGATTGAAAGCGCAAAGGCGCTAAACTTGATCGCCATCACATAAATGTAGTCCATCGTCACCCTCCCCCTACGCTTTGCGCCGCATTTTGCAGACCGACCCAAAGCGTGCTCAAAATTCCACCGATCACGATCACGATGGCGGTCTTTTTCACCAAGCCACCGATCTGCTCCGACGCCACCCGCTGGCGGCGCAGATGCGCCATGTCAACCTGCACCTGGATCAGTTTCTCCGGCGTTGAGACATCAAAGCCCATGGCGGTGAACGCTTCGGTCAACACTTTATGGGTCATGCCCTCTACCGCATGTTCAAGGGCATGAGACACCGCGTCCTCGACCAACTGCTTAAGGTGCTCGTCTTCTACATTCATGCTGACCTCATTTGTTTAGCGAACGCCGTTCGCCACTGCGCAGACTTTTTATTTATTTTGAGCCTTGGCATTTTTGATGCGTGTCGCTATTGCAACGTACTTCGGCGCATCAATAGCGTGCGCAGGACCAAGAAGTTTCACCACCTCAACGAGGTGATCGATCTGGTCTTGCATTGCTTCCAACTGCTCAGGAAGCGGCGCGGCGGACATCATTCTTTGTCGCTTATCACTGTTGATCGACATCAGTTTGTGTACCCCCATACATGCGGTTTAATGCGTTGCTCTTTTGCGTTAAGCGTTTTGATTTCCACCACAGGTGTCGTTCCAGTGCCCATGCCGGTTGCTGTCTTGGCCTCGACAAGTTTGTACGTGCCGTCGAAATCGCCAAGATCGGTCAGCGTTGCCGTGCCTTTGGTGGTGTTGCCATCATTGGAGTGCGTGACGGTCAAATCGGTCCCAAGAACCGCCGTGGTGCTAATGTCATTCCACAGGAAATACGTGGTTTGCTCCACCACCGCACTGGCGGGCGCGGTAATCGCAGGGGACACCAATGTCATATCGACCGCCGCCAATGCTTCCATCATCTCAATTTCAAGGACTGAGAAATTTGAAACGCTCGCCGCCGTGATATTCACACGCCATTGCGTGCTGTCGCCGCTGGTCGGATAAATCGTGGTTGGGTTGCTGGCGGCGGTAAAGGTCGCGCCGCTTTCCGCCCACGCCGAACCGTTCCAATACTGAATGCTGCCTGTAATTGTTTGCCCGGCGTTAGGATACAGAACCACCTTGCGGATAGCCTTCGACGCCGCGAACGTATATTGCCACCACGCTGGAACAACATTCGGATGCCAGTACGAGATTGTAAAATCATCATCAACCGCGTTGGACGCCGGGGCCACTTCTACGTTCGCACTTGCCGTGCCGCCCGTACACTGGTCTACGGTGTAGGTGCCCGCGTTGTGATAAAAATTTCCCGTCGCATCATAAGTTTCGTTTGTAGATGTTGCCCCCCACTCATCGCTCAGCAGTTCCCATAATTGACCGTTCAACCACGCGCCCGTCGAGATGGATGTGGTCAACAACAGTTGCAACGAATTCCAAGCGATCCGCCGAATTTGCAAGGGGCTGGCGCTGGCGACAGCAATCGTCGCAGAAGTGATTTCAACATGCCACACCCCAGCTTGGGTCGCACCATCAGCCAACGCATATGTGACGGTAGATCCCGCAGCAACATCGGCCATCAAAACAGTGCCGCCAAAATCCTTCACATCAAAGGTATTGGAACCTGCGTTTGTGATACGGCATGGCATACCGCCGACCACCGTGGTGGCATCCGGCAGAATCACCGATTTAGACGCCGCAGTCATTGTGACACGCTGGATGCGTCCCGACGCGGCGGTCAATGCGATGTCCACTGCCGAGCTCGGTGACGCCACCGAATAAACCACATTGTTGGTCAAGCTCACGCCAACCAAGTCAGCGATATCATCGCGCACTGCTGCGGCGAATACCGACATCGTGGTGTGCCAATTGTTATCGCCGCGCGCCCAATTGGCGACACCGTTATAAGCATCCGCAAGAAAGCTCATCAGATAATTTCCCTAACTTTGAGACCCGTGGTGAATAGATTGTGTTTGACTTGGCGCACCGGCTGCACCCCGCCCTTGACCGGGAGGCCATAGACCGTAACGCGATAAACATCGACAACATGATCGGGGAACGGCATGACCAAAATATCCCGCGAATTTCCGACGATGCGTTTCAAATCGTTGAACGCGCCCAAAGCATCCGCCTTATCCGCCGTTTTGAACGGCAAATTGATGACGCGGTATTTGTTGCGTTTATCGATGTGGATTGCACCGCCATCGCTTTCAATTTGCTCGCTGGGATCGATCCAATCGATTTCCCAGCCGTAACTGAAATTGCGCTGGGGCTGGAACCCTACCCCCGCGATCAGACGCCCGGCTTCAAAGAACCCATCCACCAAATCTGGATTTGCAAGATCGATGCGCAAATAACGGGCCTCATAGGAGCCCCCCAAACGCATCACCGTGTAAGGTTTATAATCGTTGAGGTCCGACAAAATCGGCGTACCGCCCAAGCCGCAAAGACCCAAACCGATTTCACCGACGCCATAACACGATGGCCAGGCGTCGAAGGTTTGGTCGAACACCGGGTCAGACATATCCGCCGCATCCGACAACCGCACCCGGATGGTTGCCGCCGCATCGAGATTATGATTCCACAATGCAACCGTATCGACTGTTTCAGGCTGGGCGTATGCGGCGCGCCACCACTGGTCCGTCAACCCGGTGGTGCGCGCGACCTTCGACAAATTCCAACTTTTCAGGTTGACCGCGCCCAAAGCCCCCGCCTCGCTCGACGCCGTTATGGTGGCGTCGTCGATGCGGTTGTCGTAGAGAATCAGGATTTTTTCAGTGGCCACGGCTACCCCCACAATTCCAAAGAAATTTCGTTTTTGAAGGCCCGCTCGCTTAAGCTCACAACAACCCAATCCTGGCCAGATTCCAATCCAAAGCGCGGATGCGAAAACGTCACCACGTCGCCCAGGTCTGTTTCAAATGGCGTAGTCTTCGCGGTGAACGGAACCACCCAACGGCGCACACCGAACAGCGCCAAACGACGCGCTGCTTCTGTTTCAGCGTCGGTCTTGTTAACCAACAAGGTCTGAACCGGGTCCGGATCTACGGCGTTGGTGTGCCCGCCCTTGCCCACGCCATCAGCTTTGATGTCAGCGTCTTGCGCCGTGGCGAGGCGATGCTCCTCCCCGGCAAAGGCCTTGAAGGCATCGGTGGACGCGGCATCCAAACCGTCCGCCGTTTGCACCGTCCAGGACTTGGCGTAGCCCAGCCGCACGCGCCACCGCGGCGGCGCGAACACCGCAGGGCGCACTGAATTCTTCAAAGCGTCATTTTCATCCAGCACCAACGCGGCGGTGCCGCTCGGGGCCTCAAACCGCTTGACCGTAAACAGGCCCAGGCGGGTGTAGCCATAAACTGCACCGACACTGCTGGCGACCTGGTCCAAGACGTCGAGCAGGTTCATGTCCGCTGATCCCGCATAGAACCCCACCGGGGCAGTGGTGGCGGTGTTCAGCGCCGTGAGGGACGCCGTGTCCAGGTCGCCTGGATCCGTGAGCCCGCCATACTTCGACACCAGCCGACGAATAACATCTGCGGCGCTGGACACATATATTCCGCCGTCCTTACAGCCCTTGACATCGGCCGTGATCAATCCGGTCGCCTCCGCCACAAGCGTGATCCGGCCAGTGCTCAGATCGACGGTGTAGTTTGTCGTCACCGTCAACAGTTTGCCGTTGTCATATACTGCGGTGACGGCATCGACCTGGCCGTCATGAAACTGGTATATCCGGTTGGTGATATCCACTGCGACCGGGGCGACGTTTTTGCATTCACCCACGCACACCGGCTTGGGTTTGTCTTTCAGGTCGTCGCCACCCTCGACGCCACCGGTGCCAGCGAACGCCGTTCCCTGGACGAGTTTATCCAGCAAATCCTGGCGGTCCGCCAAGGGTACGGAAATCTTGTCCCGGGTCATGGAGATTTCCCCCATAACCCCGACGAAGATGGTTTCAAAGGCCGTGTAGGCTGCGCCCTTTTGCCCCACCTTCACCGTCACCGACCGACCGTCGAAATGATAGTCAGCCCAGCCGTCCAGATCGCCGCCGTTGATTAACACCAGCTGGCCGCGGTTGGGCATTGATCGGCCACCGACATCGATGCCGGAAAACATCTGGCGACTGAACGACAAAGCCTCTTTGACCACGCCTTCAAAATACGTATTTGCAGGCGTGTCGGTCGGACCGGTCGTAAAACCTTCGGTGGCCGCGTACAGCGTCACCTCGGCCTCGCCCCCCACTGTTGGGTTATACGGCGTCATCTCCACCGCATAAATACGATGGATGGTGGGATCGTCTAAAACGCCCATGAGTTTTCCTTTAAGCTGTGGCGGTACGACGAACGCGCATGCGCCCGGCGTAATCCCCGGCAAAACCAGCCATCTGTTCGTTGACCTGTTCCAGATCGCTGCGCATAGCGCGGATTTCTTGAACGACGGTGTGAAGCGCCTCTACCACTTCACTCATGTCCGTACCGGGTAGCTCGGCCCGCGGCGTAATGCGCCCAGGGCGATCCGGGGTAAACACCTCGATATCGTCCTCGCCGACCACGACAGACTCGCCCGCGTCAACACGCCCGCCGCGGCGCAACCCGCGCATGATCCGCGCGCCTTGGTTGACCACCGGCTGGTAGTCACCGGCCAAGCGCCCCCGCAGACCATCAAGGCCAGCCGACAAGTAGGGGCTGGCATCAACCTCAACCAGGTCACGCACGATGGCGCTGATTTCACGGTCATTACCACCGCTCACGCTACGCGTACCGACCGCCCCTCTGCCGGAAACACCGCCGCCGGACATACCGCCGCCAGCCGACAAAAAAGACGAGCCCGTACGACCACTCACAACGTTGGAAATGAACCCGCCGACCCCGGTATTCGCCGCGAACCCGCCTGTGGCGTCGGCGCGATAATAGTTTGCCCCCAACGAAGCCAACATCCCGACAGGACCGCCGAGCACAGCGCTGATAGCACCGGTCAACGCCCCTGCTGCGGCAGACCCCAAAAAACCATGCTTGGTGCCGACACCAAAGAACGTCCCAATCCGGTCCCAGAAACCGCCGCCGCTGCGCGACACAACTCCAGACTTACCCGTTTCGGAGTCCGTTCCATAATGGCTCTGCAGACCCGTTTCTGGATCTGTAATCGTACCCCAACCACTGCCACCGCCAAAGTCGGGCCCCTGGTCAACACCGAAGGGACTGCTCATGCCTTCCGGGCCATAGGCACCATGGCTCTCACCCGTGGACGGATCTTGATGTCCACCCAATAAAAAGCGCGGCAAATTATCGTTTGCACCGACCATACCGCCCCGGGCATAACCCGGCAGCCCCGATTTATTGATTTCCTCCAGCAGCGGCAGATGCTGCTCGGTGGCGCGGGCGTTGACGACATATTCGCCGTCTGAAATCCGCGCCAGGATGGAATCCGATGTCCCCGTACCGGGGCCGCGCACACGACCACCTTCGGCAAAAAAACCACCAATATAGCTGCTCACCGCGCCAACTGCGGCGCTGGCCACGGAACCGAGTACCGACGCCCCCGTTTTAGACGAGCCCAAGCCGAACGCCGAACCGATGCCCGCGACCATATCCTGGGCCGCCAAGCGCGCCAGGCCCACCTTGATGGAATCGAAGAAACTGGACGCGGTGAATTTTCCCGTCATGAAAAAATTCGTGAAGGCGTCTTCCATGGACTGGAATGCGCCGACCACAAACTGTCCGGCGCGCCGCCCGCCGTTTGCTAAAGTATCGAAGTAGCTATCAACCTCTTGGCGATATTCTTCCGAAAACGTTTTAGGCCGTTCTTTTTCAAGTTTCTTATTGTAATAGCCCTCAATTTCAGCACGCGCTTTTGCTGACTGCTCTACTGTCAGCAGTTTTTTCTTTTCCTTCTTTTCAAGGTCTCGCAGATCTTTTTCGCGATCAAGCTTGAGGTTATCCAGAACCGTACCTTCCGCGCGCAAACGCCGGTCAGACAATTTTTCCACATAGCTCTGGGCCTGGTCGCGCTGTTGCTGCTCCTCTTTCAGGGTGCGCTCCATCTCCTTTTCCCAGAGACGGCTGTAATAGGTTTTAACGTCGCCCGTGGCCTTGGCCGATTGCGACGCCGTGATGACGCGGTCCTGCTCAAGCTTTTTGACTTTGGCAAAATCCGCATCCCGGTCGCGCGCGATCAGCGCAAAGTTGGACAAGGTCGCCTTGGCGGCTCGGTTTTCCAGGTCGGCAATGGTTTTAAGCCCGCGCGCTTTCTCGGCGGCGGCGGGATCTTTGACAAGGGGTATATTGTCGTTGACCGCAAGCGCACCCGGCTTTTCGCGATCCTTAAGAATAGCCTTCAGGCGCGCTGCTTCTTCTGCCAGCGCCTTAATTTGTTTTTCATACCGGGAAATAGGGCCAAGGGCAAAGCCGCCAAGGTGTTCTTCACTCCTGGACCAGTCGTCGATGCTTTCCATCATGCCAAAAATTTCTTGGTTGATGTCGGAAATGCGGTCGCGAATGTCCTCTGACGCAGCTTCATCAATGGTTTGAAACATCTTCGATACGCCACTGGCCGCCCAATCTGCGGACATCGCCATATCTGTGAAAAAGGTCACCACCCCCGTGGCGGGGCCCACCAGCAAATTACCAAAGGTCACCTGCAAATCGGTGATCGCTGCATCCAAGCCCTTAACCTTGTTTACATAGCTGTCCGAGGTCCGCGCCGCATCGCCCTGGGCGTCGGCGGTGGACTTCATGATCAACGACAGCCGCGCCTGGACCTTTTGCGATTCCGTCGCCTTTTGCACGCTTTCGGCCAGGCCGAGGTTCATCAATTCCTGCTTAAGCGTGCTTTCGGTGATGACGATACCGTATTTGCGCACCGCCTCATGGTTGCCGACAATCGCCGACGTCAGGGCATCGACGGTTTGTGGCTCGGCTTCATTGTTGAAACTGGCCATGTCCACGGCAAGCTTGGTCAGCTGCTTGGATAAACCAGCCGCTTCCGAACGGCCATAACCCAACGGAACGAACGTGTCCTGAAACGACGCCATATACGTCATCAAGTCGTAGCGCGACCGATTGATGGCGCGACCGAACGCCGTCGCCCAGGCCTCCGCATCCGAACTGTTGGCCTTGAACACCGCCTTGAACTTCGACATCTGTTCTTGAACGTCGGCGGCGACCCTGATGGATTTGACCATGCCCACGGTGACCAAGCCGACGCCTGCGGCCGCAACCAAACCGGCCGGACCAAATCCTTCCAACGCCGCACCCACCACGCCCAGGCGCGCGCTATAGCCGCTCATGCCCGCCTGCGCGGACCGCACGGCCCCGTCCAGCGCTTTCAGCTTGCGGGTTGCGGGCACGGAAGCGCGCTCGATCTTTTTGATCGAAACCGAACCATCCTTGCCAAACGTCCGCAGCGCAACCTTGGCTTTCTCCGCGTCCTTGACGGACACGCGGATGTAGAGGTCTTTGGCGGCCTGTGAGCTCATGGTGATTCCTCAAAACACGAAAAAACCCGCCGGTGAGGGCGGGCGTTCATAAACCAAAAGTTGTTTGATAACATCCCCTCGCACAACTACGGAGATGACGATGGAAGTCGCAGTGTTATGGATTTTGTTTTCTTTTGCCGTCGCGGCATTGGGTGACAAATATGAACGTAACGGATTTGGCTGGGGCCTACTGGCCTTGGCCGTCTCACCATTGATCGCTGGAGTTTTTCTGCTTATTGCAGGGCATAACGGCAAGAAATGCCCAAGTTGCGCAGAAACCATTAAAAAAGATGCTATCAGTTGCCGCTTCTGTCATCACGAATTCAGCACACCTAAACCCTAACCTTAACAAAACAACAGCCCCATGGCCCATATAAGAGATTGAAATGGGAACGCAAAACCATGGCTGAATTTCTAACCCTTCTTGGCGCAGTGATACTTCTTTTGGTATGGGCACCGTGGCGAAAACCCGCACTCAACGACAGTGAGGAGATGAATATAGATGACTTTTTTCCAGAACCATCCACCCCAAAAGAAATTGTTCTTAAATTTTCACTGCCCGATGTGGGCGAACCCGGCACCGCATCACAAGCACAGATTGATGCGGTCGAACGCGCTCTCGGCGAGCCTTTGGACACCCTCTTAAGCGGCCAGCAGGCAGGCATGATCTTAGACGCAAGAGAATACGCCCGCGCCATAGCCAATGTGCTTGAACGTGAACACCGCCACATCAATCATCACCAGGCCGTTCGCCTGGGTATTTTATTTATCTTTTCCGACGAAGAACTGAGAGACGATATTGTGGAATGGTCCCGCAAACGTTTTCAACGCGGCACCCACAATGATCCACCCAGACTTCGCCGAAACGACAACTTCTGGAAAATCTACAACTTCGTCTCAGGCCAACTCTAACTAACCCACCCCCAACACCAGACTGAACGGCACCATCACGGCGCGGGGACGGTCCTTGCCAAACCGCAACGCGTTGGGCGCGGCCTGGACCGGGTCTAAATCCAGCAAGGCCTCTGCCCAGCGGGCGTGTTCCCAATCGGTTCCGGCGAACACCTCTTCCAAAAACGATGAGATACGCGCCACGGCGATGTGTTTTTGCCAACCCTGGGGATGAACGATGATGCCGCGTTCGCGCAGCGCCGGGCGGTATTCCGTGTTTTCCGCCGCCAAGGCCACGGCGGCGGCCAAGCCGCCTTCACCCCAACCATCCCAATTCAACAGGTGGCGCAAACAGCCATCGCCATCCAACGCCATCATCGGCGCATACCCATCCACCGTCAGCGATTGGTTGGTATTGGCGGGCATCACTTGCGGCAACGGCAATTGCCCCCACATTTTACGCGCCGCCGACCGGCCATAGGTGCGGCGGCATTCATTGACCAACGCCAGATACAAGCGGATTTCGTCCGGGTCCTGATCAAGGGCCGGTGCCGCCGAGCCGTAGCCGCCGGTGCGCCTGATCTGCGGCAGTACCTCGTGCGCCAGCCAGCGCTTGAACCGTTTGGCGTCATCCGTGCGGCTGGTAAACACGAGCTGATACGCCCCGAACTCATTGACACAGATCATCTGTTGATCGCCAGAGGGGGTAGGTACAATTACATACCCCCTCTCATCATCATCTAGACGTTTCAGAGATTGGTGATGGTCTGAAATCCCCAAAGCACCACACACATCCTTACCCACAAACCACGGTTCGCCATTTTGGTCCTGGATGCGCACCGCGTTGCCTTCAAAATCAAATGTGCTGAGCGCGCTCATGCTTTAGCCATCCCAACCTGTCGGACGGGAACGGCACGGATCACCCGCACCGCCTGAACCAGACGCTGCACAGCCGGAATTAAATTGTCATTGATCGCTTGCGGACGCGGGGGCGCTTTGGTTTCTGTTTTCATAGTTTTGGTCATCCGCTTTCTAGGCGTGTGTCCGGATCGGCCGGACGCCGGGAGCTAGAAACCCGGAAAACCACGGGCGGGATTATTCCCCCGAAGGGTATTATATTCTCCGCACTCCCGACCCAATGCCCGGACTTGGTCCAGGAACTAGGCACGAAAAAGCCGCGCTGTCGGGGCGGATACCGGGTTTTCAGGGTGTTTCTAGCACCAACGCGATGCTAACCCCAGCGAACGCCGCCTGTCAACGCTGGGGTATTTTTTCAGCGAACGCGCCCATTTGCCATGACAATCAGCCGCCCGTTTTGTCAATCAGGCCTTTGCGGCCCTTGGCAAGACGCCGCGCCGCGTCGTCCATCACCAAAAAAGCATCCATCATTTTGGCCGATTGCTGCAGGTAGCTGCCGGGATCGGGCAGCGCCTTCATCTCCCGGCATATCGACCACACCTCGACCAGCGCCAAAGTGCCCGCGTCGATCAGGTACTTGGGGTGGACGGCAAGTCTTTCGATGCCGATTTCTTCGAAGCCCCAGCCTTCGCCGTCCGGCGCTGGGTCCTGTTTGGTCCACGCTTCGCCGTCGCGGAACTCTTCGGCGAAGAGGTTCCAGGCGACGGCGATTTTAAGTTTTTTTCCTCGGCCTTGTTCACGCTCATCAGATCCAGCGCGGCGAAGCCAATCTCGACGCGGTGATGCTCGGGCACGTTTTCCAATACGTCATCGGGCACCCCGCCCGGGCCGGTGCGAAAGTCAAAAGGCGCATTCTCAACCCCCACCACGAACTGGCGAAAAGCTTCAACAGGCGAGACCGCCATGAAAAAATCCCGCGCCGCATTCTTGGCGGCGAACGGGGAATAGCCGCGTGCGACGACCAGCTCCAGCTGCTCGATACGATCTTTCAGGTCCGGGGCAATGGCGTGTTCTTGCAACTTCGCAAGTATCTCGTCTTCCGCCGCACCGGCGGCGCGCATCCGCATGGCTTCTTCCAAGGCGTCGATATGGGTGGTGTACAGATCAACCACGCCCAAACACTCCGCCAAGGATACAGCGTCGGCGGGATCGGACAGCAGATGTTCAACGCCGCGGCGCAGGGTTGCCAGCATGTCGTGATTGTCGGGAAATTGCGCGCCGAGCTCGGCCACCGCGCGGCGATGATTGGCGCGCGCATAAACGCCGCCCGCGTTGACCAAATAAACAATGCGTTTGGCTTTGGTTTTTTTGATCTGATCGCGGGGCGTCAGTCGTCCTGGGGTTTGTGTGGAGACAAGCACTTTTTTAGATCCTCAAATGAAGGCATCCCCGACCCTTTTTGGGTCGGGGATTGTTTCAATTAATGCAGGCAGATGAACACACCGTTGTTGGCCCCGTTGGCCTGGAACGGAATGTCATCTGTGGCGCGACCATTGTTGTCGCCGTCATCGGCCCCGGTCAGCTGCAACTGCGGCACCATAATCGACACCCGCTTGCCAGCACTGGGTCCCCAGCGCAGCCACAAGGATTGCTCGGTCGCGGCCTGGAAAACGGCGAAGTTGTTGCGCGTCGCCAGATCAGACATGTACGGATTGATCGAGCCGGTGACCTTGCGCGCCGTGATGTCGGCGGTGTCGTAGCCGTAGGTCGCCGCCGGATCATCGGCGAGATTGATCTCGCTGCCCAGATCCAGGGTGAAGCGGCCGAACTTAACCGCGACACCGCCCAGCAACACATCGGCGTCGATGAACGGGCGGCCGGGCTCCGTGTCGAACACCGCATCGCCGGGATGGGCAACGTCGCTCGGGGCCAGCAGCTTGCCGGTGAAATCGAACGACATCATCGCCTTGCCACGGGTGGCCAACTCCAAAGAAAAAGTCGAAGACGCACCGGCAATCGTCGTCAGGCGCGAATTCTGCCCCGTCTGGGTGGAGTGCTGCCACATCCCCACCGTGGCCGTAGGCAAGCCGCTGGACGCGGGCCGATAGAGCACATTGGCCGGGATGGTGTAGGTCGACGTGATATCGGGCTGTGTGGTCCAATTTGCCGCCACTGTGGCGACTTTCGTGGTGCCGTTGTAATCCACGATCACCGACGACTGACCGGTGCCGGTGCCGCCATCGATATTGATCACCATACCTAAGTATTCGTCGTCGGTTGCCGAAGCGCCCGCGGCCAAGGTGATGGTGTTCGCGCCGCCCGCCTGGGCGGTGTCGGAAATATCCGCAGCGGTGATCTTTTCGGCAAAGCCAGAAGCCTGCAGCGCGGCGGAGGTTTCTGGAACCACGCCCCCGGTGCCCGAACCGCGCAAAGTGGTGGTGAAGGCGATGCCCTTGGTGCCACCGGACGGCATCGGCGCACCGGCATCCAACGCGCCGGTGACTTCGTTGTCGTTGTCGATGGTTTCAAAATTCGACGTCGCTCGCGGATCCTCGGCGCGGATCGCGTCGGTGGTGACGGAAAGCGTTTCGGCGGTGCCGGAGGTCGCCTCCTTCTTGATCGCGACTGTTTTATTTTTGCTCAGAAACTTGGACAAGGGTTAGCCCTCCTTGATGGCGGTGGAAGCCTGTGCCGGATCCGGTTTGGATTTAGGCTTGGCCTTGGGTTTGGGTTGAGGATCCTGAAGAGGCGTCTCGCTCGACCCGCCCTGGACCTGCGACGCAACCGCCTTGCGGTGCGCCGGGATGTTAGTTTTGTTCATGGGTCTCTCCCATTCGGTTTGAAAAGATTAAAGGCTATAAGGGTCTTTTTCGGCGGTGACGAATTCCACCTCGAAGTCTATGGCGATCACCGCGAACGGCGTGTCGCCTTCGGTGACGATAAATTCCGGATCGGCGAAATTGGTCTCGACGATGTCGACCGCCAAACCGCCAAGTGTCGCATCCACTGAAAGCGCCAAAACGGTGCGCCCATAAAGATCGTCCGCAGCCAACGTCAGCGCTTTGCGCAGCGCCTGCCCATCTTGGACGGGCAATACGGTGACGTAGCCCTGCACGGTGAAGCCCAGCGTGCGGTCAGCCTCCCCGTTGGCGATGGTCTTGCTTTGATGTCCGCCGTCGAATTGAACCAGACGCGGCATCTCATCTGATGTGGGCTCGTCGTCGCGGTTGCGATCCACGCCAAGATTATCGGGATCGATGGCCTTTAATGTGGTTTCGACACTGGCCAGGACTTGTTCGCGAATGGTGGTGGGCATAGAAACCTCAAACTCTAACCTCGGGCCATTCGGCCAGGATGTTGGGGCCCAGCATGCGATGCGCCCGCTCAATTTCCGGCTTAAGATCGATGCGCTTGTTGATGCGCACCTGGCGCACCACCAAAAACAGCGGGATAGATTGACGCCGCCCGGTGATCGGGGAGAATTCACCGCCGACGTTGCGGCCCTTGTGACGCGTCTTCGAACGCTTTCCGCCCGCGCTCAACCAATCAGCCACCAGCAAAAACCTGCCGCCGCTGATTTCAATCCAGCGCAACGCGCCGAACTTGGCGATGGCGGCTTGCAGTTGGGACCACTTACGTTCTTTGCTGCCCTTCGAATGTTCCAGTCCACGATCCAGCTTAAGCTTCTGCGCGCCGGGCAATGGGATGATTAGAAACCGTTTGCGCCGCGGGCCGATGGTCATACCCTCGACGAACGCCTCATGAATGCGCCGAGCCTTGGAATAGACCGATGACGACGCGCCTAAGCTGTTTCCGGACTTGGGGTAATCTGCACGGCCCCACGCCCGCTCAAGCTTGGGCCCAAGTCGCGCCGAACGGGTGCGCCCACGAAAGCCCTTTTGCAAGTTGCGCGCGGTGCGGCGCACCCCACGGGTCACACCGATTTCTCCGGCGTTCAACTCGGCCTGCAAATACTTTTCCAGATCGCCGTGAAGCGCCGCCTCCAAACGCATGTCGCTGCGCCTCATCAGACTGTCCTCAATTGGCAGATCCACATCTTGCCCAGCGTGTCACGCTCCGGCGCTTTGGACACAACAAACGTCCCCACGTCGGTAATTTCAAATTTGTCCTCTTTGGACACCACCCCGCCGACGATGGCGGAGGCCTGCACCTCAAGCGTCCATTCCGACGAACCGCCCGGCGACAGATATTTAAACCCCGGAGGTGTGTCCAGCTGGGCTGGGTGCTTGTCGACAATAACCGTCACAGTATCCGCCTGGGCAGCGCCGCCCGCTGGCGTATAGACAGCAGAAACACCAAACACGGCGTCGAGTGCATCGTTCAACCCGTCAAGGGCGGCATCAAAACTCATGACCCAACCCCCAGCGAACGCCGTTCGCCAGCCCCCTACAAAAATGAATTAATCAATAAACGAACAGGACGGCCCCGAAGGACCGCCCATGTTCGAGTAGATAACGACTGCACGCAGACTTAAGCGCGCTTACCCTTCATCAACGCCTTCGGACGCTTACAGATCGGCAACGGGTTCGATTGAATTTCGAACGAAACGAATTTGTTCTTACCACTCGGATCGAAGCCCGGAATGACGTACCGCGGCAAACCTGGCGTGTTGACGAAGTCCATCGTGTCGGCCGGGGCAAAGGGATTTTCCCACAGGCCCGGCACGCCCACCGGCGCAAAGTGCGCCTTAGTGCTTTCGACGCCGACCGTGCCATCGTCCGACCCACGGTAGTCTTCCCAATAGATATCGCCGTATTCGAAAACACTGTATGCCTTGCCTTCACGGTGGGACGCACCGTCTTTCCAGCGATCATAGGCAGCTTTGACTTCTTCGTGATCAACCAAAGAATCGAAGAAATCCGCACCACACAAGGCGTGGATCTTGAACTTACTGTTGATCGGCAGCTTCAGGTTCTTCGTCATGGTGCGGCGCACTTGATTGCACTTGGTACGCACCTTGGTCGTCGCGGTGGTCAGCTCGAAGTTGACTTCCGCTTCCTGGGTCACACCGAATTCATCAAACAGATTATAAATCACGGAACTGCCGTCTGCGTCCAGGATATCGCCTTTGTAAGCACCCAGGCGCAAATTTTCGACCGTCATATCCATAGACAGAAGATGCAGCTCGACTTCATCATTTACAACCTGCTGGACGGATTGCAAAACGCCTTGACCGCCGAACGCGCGGATGTTCTGGATTTCATCTGCATAGATGATCGCCTCACGCGTCAAGTGGGTCAGACTCAGATTGCGCATGCGGCGCTTAGACCGCGAACCTTGTTCCGGGACGCTACCGCGAGGGCTGTTTGCAATCAAAGTTAGGACCGAATCCTTTTCCTCGATGCCGACCGTGGTCGTCGAAATGCCGTACTCACGAAAATTGCAGACCTCGCCCACACGACCAGGAACAAAATCCATATTATTGACGCTCGCAGTCATCGACATCGCGCTGAATGCGTCGTTGTTGAAAATGTCCATCTCGGCCATTTTACAAAACTCCTTACTTTAAATTGAGATTGAGACGCGACGCTTAGCGCGCGATGATTTTTTGGGCGGCCAACTCGGCCTTGCCGGCGATGATCTGATCTGCCGTTGCGCCGACGAACCACTGCAAAGACGCAGCAACCACTTCCGCATCGCGGGCAATGGCCACGCAATTTACATCGGCAAGGGAAGCATCGACGTTGTCGTACAACACCGCGACGGCAACTTCGGAGCCATCGACATTGGCCGGATTGTATTGCTTATACTTGTCCGAACCGGCCGTAACCGTGATGACAAACTTGTCACCCACGGCAAAGTCGGTCGCACCATCGGCCAACGTAAACCCAAGGCCGCCCGCGGAAAACGCCGCCGCAACATCGCCGGTGCCGACGTTCACACCGGCAGGATCCTCGACCTCAAACGCGCCTGCGTTTGCAGCAGCCGCCACCACGGTCAAAACATAATCACCAACCACTGCGCCAGCACCAACGGTGACAGCGCCCATGGCACCGTCGCCGGTATTGCCCGCATCGGCGGCGGACGTGGCCGTACCAGCCTTGGTAATTTGCCCGAGCACCGCACCTGCAGACAGGTCCTGGCCGGAAATGAGAGTGATGGTTTCACGGGAAATGTTGCCATTGCCTTCCGAAACCATGAATTCGCCAGCGTGCTGGCCTTCGGTTAAAGTCGCCATCGCTTATGATCTCCTCAAATGCGATTGAATGGAATTTTGACCCCAGACTTAGAATTGATCCTGGGTTTAGGATTGCCCCTGAGTGACCGCCCGACGCTTGGCGTAGATGTCGCCAACATTGATGGCAGCAGACTGGCCCTGTTCATCGCCACCGCCATGCAACGCACTGGTGACCAACTGGTCATCGGCAGCGGCACGTTTTTCGGCCAAGTCCTCGCGCACTTGTGCAGCGCTCAATTTCTTGTCCAGATAACCAGCCGTCAGATCCGTGCGCCCGGCAATCGCGCACAGCTGTGCGATCTCTCCGGCGGCGGCATGGGCGGTTTCTTGACCTTCGGCGCGCGCCGCATCCAAATCAACAACATTGCCGCCGGAGGCGGCGGCCGCAGGCGTTTCGGATTTAGCCGCAGCGGCGGCGGGGGTTTCGGTTTCAGCGGCAGGGGTGGTCTCCGCCGGTTTTGCATCCGTCGTGGACGCGGGCTGTTGGGCATCGGGCATGGGTGTCTCCTCATGGTTGCCAGGTTGTGACGCGGCGGAACCCGCGCCGGGAAAATAACTTTGCTGGGGACGCTCGACGTGTTCCGTCAGCTCGCGCAAGCTGTCCCGAAACGGCATCACCGCATCGGCCAAGCCGGACTGAACCGCAGAACCATCAAGGCCCACGAACACATCCGCATCTGTGGCCTTGACCTGGTCCACACTGATGCCACGGTGCATCGCGACGGTTTCGACAAACAGTCCGTAGGTCTTATCCACGGATTCTTGCAAACGCTTATGCGCCACATCGGTCAGCGGCTCGTGGGGGTTGAGATCGTTTTTCCGCGCACCGGCAAAAACGGTGGTGTACTTCAGACCCGCGCCTTGATCCTGCGCACTCACGTCGCGGTGCATGGCTATCACACCGACTGATCCAACAGCACCCGTCTTGGCGACAGTGACGCGGTCCGACGCAGACGCTAACGCATAAGCGGCGGAAAAGGCATGCTCATCCGCCGCCGCCCAGATAGGCTTGATCCCGCGCGCCGAATGGATCTGTTGCGCCAAGTCGAAAACACCCGCGACCTCGCCACCGCCGGAATTGATATCAAACATCACCGCCTTGATCCGCGGATCTGTCACGGCGTCCAGAAACATGGTTTCGATTTCACCGTAAGACCACAGCATCGACGGCGGGTTGGCGGCCGCAGCGCGATGCACCAAGGTCCCCAACACCGGAATCACCGCCACTCCGGACGACGTCAAGGCATAGGCCTTGTCGCTTTTAATCGCCCCAGGAACCGAGGCCAAATGATCCGGCATCACGTTGCCAACACTGGACACATGCTCAGCGGCGGCATTCACTTGGCGTTGATCCAGCCCTAAACGCGGACCCAATACAGACACCACGGTTGCCAACTTGTCGGGGTGCAACGCCAGGGGCGTGTTGAAAACCCGTCCCAAGATATGCGTGAAATCTTTGCTCATAACCTTACCTCAGCCGTTGCCAGCCCGACGCTCGGCCCGGTCGTCTTCATCCGGATCGGCATTCGGGTTGGGCTCATTTTCGTCCACGTACTCAGTCCCATCCGGGCGAGCATTGGTCACGCCAGCCTTCGATGTGTGTTTGGCGTTTGAATCCAAGATCAGGCCGTGACGTTCGGCGCGGGCGGCATCTTCCGCCAACGCTTTGTCGATAACCTCGGGGTCATACCCCGACATCTGGATCGCTTCGGACCGCGAAATCAGCCCCGCGCGGATCGCCATGATCAACCCCGCCACTTCCTTGACCGGATCAATCCACTTGAACCCCTGCGGCACCCAACGCACACCAAAATAGTGATGAGCGTTGTGCTTAAAGTCAGGCGCATCTAAAGCCCCGGAAAGCACCGCTGTGGTGATGAATTCCCGCCACGTCGGACGGCAGAATTGAAAGATGAAAAAACAGGTTTGAAACTGCTCGACCTCGCGGCGAAATTCCAGCAACCCAGTACGGATCGATGAATAATTTACCCCCGACAGATCGCCCGTCAGCTGCTCGTACGTCACGCCGCCACCGGCGGCAATCGCATGCAATTCCCGTTTGACGAAATCATCGACGCCCGCGCCAATCTCCGGCGGCGAGGCGAATTTCACATCCTCCCCGGGACGCGTAACCGGAAACGTGCCCGGCTCCAGTCGCATGATTTCCAGAGCGGCGTTCGCCGGGTCGGGTTGGCCGCCAAGGTTCGTTCCGCCAGAACCATTCGGGTCTAAAGTCTTAGTGATGAAGCCCGTGATCATCGCTGCGATTTGCTGTTTTTTCAGCGTCGCATCGTCAAGCTGGTCCAGCTCATATAGCCGTAACAACACAGAAGCCAGCGCCGGAACGCCGCGCACCTGTCCGGGACGCAACGGCTTGAACAAATGGATCATCCGGTCGGCCGGAATACGCACCGCCTGTCCACCACCGCGCCCTATCAGCGCAAAGTCTTCGGGATGATTTGGCAGAACGTGAAACGCGCTTTTGCGGTTGATACCGTCAAATTCGATGCCGCAGCGGATCAGACCAGAACCACGCGCCAAAGGCATGCTCAACTCCAGCGGAACCTGTTCGCTTTCCATCAGCTCCAATTGAAACGGAACCGCCAAGCCGTCGCTTGGGCGGCGCGCACGAAACCGCCCAAAGCAATCCGCGCCCTCCAACATGGAACGCAACCCCAGCGCCTGCTGACCATAATAATTGCTGTTGCCCGCCGCATCCGCCTCGTCGACAAAACGCCGCCACAACTCGTGAATTTCTTCGCGTTTTTTTTCGTCCGGATGCATCGACCGCGGGCGAATACCCGTACCAATGGCATTCGACACGTACTTGTCGACAGCTTGTCCCGCATACGCATTTTTGCGCACAGCATCGCGCGACTGACGCCGCAACATCGAACCGGACCCACTCAGCAACGAATTGACATGCCCGCCGGGCGCACTGCGCATCCCAGCCGTACGTGCACCGCTCCCCGTGGTGTCATACCCCGGCAAACTTGCGCCGTGACGAACCAAAAAGGTCGTCGCCGAAAGCGCCCCGCGCGCCAACAAATCACGAAATGCCATGATCACGCCCCCTTATTGGTCATGGCGCGGACCTGGTGGACGGTCACTGTGCCAGCATCCGCCGCCAATGCAGCCTCAATACGGGCAATCACCCGCTCCATTTCATCAAGGGACCGATAATCGACCCGCTTGCCCGCGTGCGTTACACTCGAAATGCCGAGTGCAAATTGGGCCTTCATGGCGTCGAGCTGAGCTTGCGTATATCCGGATGCCATGCTGGCCCCTTTCGCTGATGATTAGGTCTGTCCCCGAACGCGCACAGCACCGCCACCACGCTCGACAACATTTGCGGATCGATCCACCGTTTGCCGCTCGACTGGCTTGCCATCCCCTTCCGGCGAACGCCGTTCGCTGTCAGGCAGGGACGCGCCCGGCGACCACAATTGCGCCAGGCTGTGTTGAACTTGCTCGGGCGGCGCACCGCGCTGCTCGGCCAATTGCTTCCAACGATCCGTGCTGTAGTGATCAAGGCCTAGGTGATAAGCCAAGATGCGTGACCCGACGACGATATCCAGCGCCTCGTTGCGCACGTCGCGCGGGCACACCCACCGCAAATCAGGCTGTCCGTTTTTGTCCACTTCTTTGCGGTATTCCGCCGTCATCTGTTTGATGTAGGACTCATCCACCGCGTCAGGCAGATGCAGGCAACCCAGCGGCCAGTTCCCATAGGCATCCTGACCTTGGATCGTTTTACTCAACCGCGCATAGATATCGGATTTCGTTGGATCGACGCCCGTGATCCACAACTGACAACCACCTCGGACATAACGCCCGCGCCAGTTGACATCGACCTTTGTCGGTGTGCCCATCATCGGACGCAGCGCACCCTCTTTGCCTTTCATGGCCATGACCGTAGGGCCTTGGCGACGTACAAAATCGTAAACACGGTGCGATAAATACCCCGCATCGATGCCGAAGGCCTCAATGGGCCATTGCTTGCCCTGATAATCTTCGTATGTGCGCGAGATCACCGCGTTCAACTTCTGCCAGACGCTGTCGTCCGTTTCCGGGTTGCCTTCGATGATCCCTTTGTCGATTAACCAGCCCGTCAGGCCGATACCCCAAGACCACACCGCCCATTCCAGTCGGTCGCCTTGAACGTCGCAAAACCCGGTGGGCACCAACGCACCGACCGGCATCCGCCCCAGCGGATAAGCCTCGCGCCGCGCAAACAGTTTTTCATGATCAGGCGCTTCACCAACATCCTCATAGGCCTGGCCGAGAACCTGCTGAAAGAACGTTTTTTCCTTAGCCGGATTACCATCGGCGTCCAGGTGCTCGGCAACGATTTTGTCCCAACTGACAAACGGCGAATAGGCCTGCCAAATATGAAACCCACGATGTGCCCCGCGCCCTTTGCGCGCGCGCCATATCTCGATCTTGTCCGCCTCGATGGCTTGCGGCGGCGGTGGATTTTCATCTCCTCCGTCGAACGTCTTGATCCACACACCTTGGGCGATCATCGACAGCTTATGATGATGCTGAATACAGCAGCCGTGAACACACACAAAAAAGGCCCCAAACGGGGCCTCGTCTTTATCCCATTTCAGGTTTTTAAATTCTAAAACCTGGAAGGTCCCGCACTCCGGACACGGCACGTAAAATCGACACTGATCTGACGCATCAAACTTTTTGCTGATACGACACAGCCCCTTAATGCCAGGGGTCGAGATGTTGATTTTCTTCGTTCCAAGCGCATCCCACGCCGTCAAACGTTTGTCCGCCTGCGCCAACGGATCACCACGCTCACCGGCATCGGTGGGAAACTCTGCGATTTCATCGCCCACCCGCACCCGCGCCGACACCATTTGCAATCCGGCGGATGAATTCGCGCCAGTGGTCATCATGTAACCGCCAGAAAACCGCTTAAATGCCCCTGTCGATCCTTCGCCGCTGCGACTCTTTTGGTCTTTCACCCGATCGCTAAGGACTTTCGTTTCGGACACCATCGGGGTGAATTTCACCCGATTGAATTTACTTACCTCGTCCAACGTCGGCAAAACCCACAACACCGGGGCGGGGTCCATGTGAATGATCTTACCAACAGCATTCATCGCAGACTCGGTAAAGCCGATCTGGTGGGACTTACAGCCCGTAACTTCATCGCACGGATCGTCGAGCCCCATAGCATCCATAGGCTCAACCAAGTACGGCGTGCGCGCGTTGCTCCACTTTCCGGGGTGCGGCGATCCACTTTCTGCCGACACGTAACGATACTTTTCCGCCCATGCAGACACCGACATCTGTGGCGGCGGCATCACACCCTGCGCAAAAGCTTGATAAAAAACCTTCCTGCCATCGACCAGGTCGCCAGCAATTTCACTCGGCGGCAAGGGTGTCGGGTTCAAAGATTCGGCTAAACGCATCGGCTATCCGTTCCAACATTTCCCGATCCGCTTCGCTCAGCACGCGGGCAATATCCTTAGGGTCATCCAGCACGGCAAATTGTTCCGCCAGATGGCGATTGCGGATGGCCAACTCCTGGAGCAACTTTTGACCAACCTCAAAGGCCGCGCTTTCAACATCCGAACGCGCGACGACCAAAGACATGTCCCGCGCCAGTTTCAACTGCGCACTTTTCGCCTTAATGGCTTTTTCAGCCGTCGCCGCTTTGCGGTAGCCCAAATCCGATTGTTTATTATTGCCCGGCGAACGCCGTTCGCCACTAACACCCGTTGTGCCTTCGGATGGCTCGTCCAGCGCCGTATTAAACGGGGCCCCGGCACGATTACCGGATTTGGATTGATCCAGGTTCTCCGCACGGTGCTCTAGGACTTCGTCCACATCAACCAAGGGCGCACAGCCCTCTTCAGTCTGATGATTGAGTTTCGGGTTGGCGGACACATACCGACTCAACGTGCTCTTGTGCACGTCGATGGCCTTAGCCGCTTGTGTGATCGTCACCAGTTTCATGAAGGCCCTCGCCGTACCGTTCCTTTTTGACCTCCGCAAACGTGCGGCCGGTCCCGGCCAAGGTGGCGGCACCACCACTGATGCCCTCCCAGCGCTGGATGATGGCATCAACGTATTTGGGATCCAGCTCCACCAATCGCGCACGGCGCTGTAACTGTTCCGCCGCAATCAAGGTTGACCCAGATCCGCCGAACACATCCAGCACCACGTCGCCGGGTAAACTCGAATTGCGCAACGCCATCACCACCAGGGTGAGAGGCTTTTGCGTCGGATGTACATATTCCCCGGTGTTGCCGCGGGTGAAGTTCCACACATCGCCCTCGGCCTTTCCGCCGTACCAGCGATCTCCTTTGCAATAAAAAATAAACTCGTGCTGTGGTCGATAGTGCTGATGACCGAGCCCTATTGACCCTTTATCCCAGACGATGCACGCCGCAACGTTGAGACCCGCAGCATTGACCGCAGCCTCGAACTCGGCATAGGTGCGCCAAGTAAAACAAACGTAAAACGCCCCACCGGGGCGGGTGTGTTGATGGGCACAACTCAGTGCGCCGCGGACCAGATCAATCAGATCATCGCCCTGGGCGTCATCGCCAAGAATCATGCCGTGCGCCTTGACCAGCGCCCCCTTGGTCGTCGAGCCCGCTTCCTTTCCTTTGCCAAAGCTCATGCCGTAGGGCGGGTCGGTAAACACCAGATCCGCCATCACCATCTTGGCAGGCACGCCAGAGATCAGACGGCTGAGCACCTCTACGCTCGTACTGTCGCCGCAGATCAGCCGGTGCTCGCCCAGTAGCCATAGATCCCCCTCCCGTGTCACCGGGTTGGTGGGTAAGGGCGGCGGCGGAACATCCTCGATCTCATCCACCGGCGTCGGATCCAACAGCTGGGCGATCTCGTCATCACTAAACCCGATCACCTCCAGGTCAAAATCAACCGCAGCGATCTCCGCCATCACTTCACCCAGCAGCTCATCATTCCAACTGGCCCCCAACGGGATCCGGTTGTCGGCCAGGCGATATGCCAGACGCTCAACATCGTTCAAGTGACCGAGCACGATCACCGGCACCTCGGCCTGGCGGGTCTGCTTGATCGCCAGCCAACGGGCCTCGCCTGCAATGATTTCACCATCCGGTGCAATCAGGATCGGGTTGACGAAACCGAAAGCCTCAATGCTGGAGACGATGTCATCCAGTTGGGCCTTGGGATGCGTGCGCGGGTTCTTCGGCGACGGTCGTAAGCTGGCCACCGGCCAATACTCGACCGCCAATTCAAGCGGGACTTTACCCATGGGCGCGACCTGTGTGAATATCGCCACGCCCTGCGTAGGGTGGCGGGACGGCCGGGATCGGCGCGTCGGTTCAGATCGTGCGAGTTAACCCCTCGCGGCTTGGAGCGTTGCACCGCTCCAACCCCCGCCGTTTTTACGCAACGCCAGGGATAAAATTATTCAATTTTTACAGAGTGTTGCGTGTTGCATATTATGAGCGTTGCACACACGGGCGTTGCATCAAATCACGCAACCCGTAACTAGTTTTTTTCTGCGCCCTTGCCGCCCGTATACACTTTGGAGCTAGGAAGGACCCGCGCGCCTGGCTTGCCACAACCTCTGGACGGCAGCAAAGCCACGGAGATTGACCAGACGCGCGGAGCTCATCGAGCATACAGCCAGCCCAAGGCCAGCAGCACACCCAAACAAAAAACCCGCAGGGCAAAGCCTTGCGGGTTGAGAGCGAATCGTATTGATCCAGCGTTGATGAAACATCTACCATAACCGTCGCAGGTGTCGCAAGTTAATTTCCACCCACATCCATCCGGCTCAAGATCAGATCCACAGTGCGCGTCCACGCCCGACCAACCGCATCCTTGTTCGCATAGGTCGGATGGTTCGAAGCAATCCGCCGCAAGCCATAGCCGTACAACTTCCCAGCCATAACAAGGCGATGATCTTCATCCAGATCAGCCCGCACCCACAGCATCCAGTCCAACACCTGATGGAGACGGTCGATCTGTTCGGACGTCGGCGGCGTGGACGTGCCGCCAGCCCCCCCTTTGCGTGCATCACGTTCGCGCTGGGCATCGATCAACTCCTCCTGGCTGCGCACGTGATCGGGCAAAGCACAATTCATCTTGCCCAGGTTGACAACATCGGCGGGCATCTTATCAGAGCGCAACGTTTGCCCGGCCTCCCGGATTTGCTCGGCGATCAAGGAACGGGGGTCATCCAACGCCGCCCGCTTATCAAGCACCGCCTTGACCAGCCGACCGGCACCGCTTCCCATATCCAACACCGGCCGCGGCGATGCCGACCACTTGGCCCGACGCAGGTCGAGCACGTACGGTTTTCCGCCCGCCTCCACCCGGAACGTCCCGTCGCCATTGTCGCGCACCGCACTCGCTCGGATCGTTGTATCGCTCATGCTGGATTTCCCCCCATTATCACCGTTTTGTGCCGCCGTGCCGGGATGGTGCCATACTGTGTGCCACCCCATTCGGCGAAAAAAGCTATATATTGTAGGCCATTCTTCTCTCTTCTCTCTTTGTTGGCACAAGAAAGAAGAAAGAAAGGGGTGTTTATTCCCCGCGCGCCCACGCGCTTGGGCGGAGTGCTCATCACACCCCGTGCCACCTGTGCCACCATGCCCAAAACCGGGTCTCGCGCCTTATTTTCCGGGGGTTCGCCCCTGGCACAAAACCCGGCCCAAACGCGGCACGTCGGCGGCACACACCACGCATCCAACCGCCAAATCCCCCCAAGGACCGCACCCTGACGCGAACCTTGTAGGCTCGACATCAGGGGGGCCCGGGGGGCAAAGACACCGGCGAGGGCGCAGCCGAAGCGGGGGGCCAAACAGGATCGAGGAAACCGCAAACCAGCCATCAGAAGGGAATCTCCTCGTCATCATCACCACCCGGCTCAGGGTCCGCCTGGACGGGGACCAACGCGGCGGTGTCGAGGTTTTTTTCACAAGGAAAGATCACCGATCCCCGCAAACGAACCCCGCCGCCATAGCGGACCTGTTTGTCGTAAATGCGAGAAAGATCAATCTGAAGGAGTGGCGCTTTCCACGCCCCACCGTTCCAGCGCGTGCCCGCGAATATCCGATTGAGGCCTTGATGATTGGGGGCCACCGCAATAAATCGTATCCGGTCGAATTCTGCACCTTGCCCCTCATACGGCCTGACGACGGAAACCCCACACATTTTGCAGGTCTCCAGCGCATCGTCGTTGTTATCATGGATGGCGCGGTGCAACTCTTCGCCCAGACGCAGGCGCTTGTTGTGCTTGTCGGTGATCTCGGCCGTCAGCAAGTGATTGAGGCACTTCTCGGCCGTACTCATTTCTGCACTCCCGCCAGAGTGCACATCGCGCACGTATTCGGCCCAATATTCAATCGCGTCATCGCTGACCACCTTGTCGCTGAGAAACACATGGCGCGCCGCCAGCACCGCACCGTAAGTGTTGGCGATGCGCGGATCGCACCGCGCCTTTTCCAACAAACCGATCCGGTAGGCCTCAAACGCCGCATCGAAACGCGGCCATTGTTCGAACATGCGCGCGCGCAGCTGAGGGCCCAACTCGGCAAGGCTGGCGGCGTTCTTCTCAAAGCGCACCACGTCCTCCACATCACCCGACAACGGCTGAATGCGCAGCGGCACGTGGCGCGAATGATCCTGATCTTCCAACGGCGGCGGCTCAATGGACGCAAACGCGAAAATGGCGTCCACCTTGACGTCGCCGCCTTCCGACCCGCCGGTCACCGTGCGCCCCTGGACCGGGTCATAGGAATAGCGCGCCCGCTCGATCAGCTTGATTAGGTTGCGATTGTCGTCCTTAGCCTCGGCCTCGTCGATCATCACCGCGCGCAAGGCCGGGACCGGGCGCGTCAACACCCGGCGCACACCGCGCTCGGTGGCTTGCTCGTAATGCAGCGCGCTGGGCCCGATAACCTTGCTCGCGGCCTGTAATAAATCCGATTTGCCGCCACCGCGCGGCCCCTCAAGGCGCAGCACCGTGCGCTTGGGCGCACCGCCCGCAACCGTGGCCAGCGCCACCCAACCGACGAACAGATCCGCACCTTGCGCATTGGCCCAATTCCAAGTCTGCACGAATTCCTTGAACCATTGCGCGTCATTGACCCCGGCAGACGCCTTGGCGGGCCTGGCCTCCGGCGGGGCCGAACAATACAGATACGCCCCCAAACGCTCGCCGCTTTTCAACACACAGAACTCTGGTCGATACCCCCGCCCCTCGCGCGGCCAGTACAGAATTTGGTCGCCCGCATTGAGCACCAAACCGCCCTTGCCGTCCGACCACACGCCTGGCCCGCGCACGCCATGCTCCGGCGTAAACAGCCCCATGGCGAAGCACTGCTCCATCAAGAAACCGCCCAGCCACATATTGTTCCAGGTGTCGCGCTTGGATCGCGGCGGGAAATTGCGGCACGCCCACGACCCCTTGCCCATGTATCCCCCGAACAACGCCTGCATCTCGCCGGGCCCCATACCCTTCGCCTTAAGCGCCCGCACCTGACTGGCCACATCGACGAAATAAAACGTGCCATCCGTATGGCCCAACGCCCGCACCGGGCACGGGTCCTTTTCATCGCGGCCATAGGCGGGCTTTTTGCCATCGCCATCATCGCCACCATCGTCATCGTCACCATCGCCGTGCGCCCCACCGCTGTCGGGCGGCAACCGCCCGCCCATTTGCGCGTACAGCGCCGCCGGATCGTTCAGGTCGGAAAAGTCATCGTCGTCGGGACGCGCGCCTGCCTCCCCCTGCATGGGGGTATCCTTGGCGATTTTTTCGATGTTTTTGGGACTGTTTTCCTCTTGCTCGCCAACCACCTCGGCCACCGGACGCCCGCCCGCTTGCGCCGCCGCGCGGATCGCCGCTTCACCGGTTTGCAACGCGTCCTCCTCACGGCGTTGTGCCGCCGCCTGTTTGGCGGCGGCATCTTCATTTATAACCGGGGGGGTGTTGGTGGTTTCGTCGTTCACGTTCCAGATTCCTCGAATGTTCCCGTCTGATTGCCCGAAAAATGCCACCCGCGTCGCGCCGTGCCACGCGAGAACAACTCCAGGGCGGGGCCGCGAAAGGACCGCTCCAGCATGGCATGGGTGCCCATCGGTTTTTGCGAATGCCCACGACGCAATTCATGCTGATGGCCCGGCAGCGGGCGAATAATTCTGGGCGAGCCGCGCCGCGCGATGATCAACGGCTCAGATACACCCCGCGCCACCTTGCCGGTGCCCGCCACTGGCTGACCGGACTGGTCGAGCTTGATCCAAGGCTGCATGGTCGAATATTTGAAGCCCCACGCGTACATCACCCGAAAGGCATTTTCCAAGTGCGGCGGCGTGCAATACAGGGCCAACCAAACATCGCGGCGGACCTTTTTGCTCAATTCCTGCTCACCCCACAGCGCACAAATCTCGTCCACGGTCATGGTTTCGTAATGCCGTTCTGGCGAACGCCCCAACCCCTTGTCCGACCAGGTTTCGGTTTTCCATGGAGAATCGGCGAGCACGAGGCCAAAATTCGTATCGGGAATAGGCTGCAAGGGGGCATAAGCGCTCATGAGCTCACCCCCGGATAGGGAATTTCCGCCACTTTCAAGGCCCGCGCCACGATATTGGCTTCGCGAATAATCACGTCCTGGCGCACCGCCCGACCGTCCAATCGCCAGCCGCCGGGCGTCGATGGGTCGCGCACCGCATGCCCCCACAACAACGCCGCCGCGCGTTCGCACGGATCGGTCATGTGCGGATCGGCCAGCAGCATGAGCACCCGCGCCAAAACATCGCCGGGACGAAACCCCATGGCACCGAATTCCGCGCAAACCTTGGACACACCAACCATGGCGCGCCAGCGCTTGAGCAACACCCGGTCCAGGTCGGGCGACCAGACGGGCACGCCCGGGGGCGAACGCCGTTCGCTGACTACACACCCCATGACAAACCCTCCCCGCCCTTTAAAATATTGCCTGTGGGTAAACTTTTTTCTTGATTAAAAGTTGCCTGCTGGTAAACTACTCTCATGAAAACGACGTACAGCAAGTCCGCCATCAAGACGCTTCGCCGCATCCAGCCGAAGAAAGCCAAGGCCATCCGCGATGCCGTCGAAGAGATCGCCGCCGACCCGTTCGCCCCCCACGCCAACGTCACGGCCATGCAAGGCGAGCAAGACGCGTTTCGGTTGCGCGCCGGGGATTGGCGGGTGGTGTACCGGGTGGACCGCGAAGTCGAGATTTTGAACGTGGTCCGCGTAGCCCCCAGAGGAAAGGTGTACAAATGAGCAAAAACATCAAAACCACCGCCAAGGGCGGGGCCAAAAGCCCCCCCGTACATGGCGGAACGTTCGTCACCAAAAAGGATGGCGGCACACGGCGCGTCAAACCCGCTGCCAAAACCTATCAAGGACCGACCCGTTACAAAAAGAAAGCACCGCCCATCGACCTCGCCGCCCTCAAAGCGGCCCGGGACAACCTCGGCGACACGCTCGTCGGCGACGTCAACGTATTGCTTGGCGGCGGCGATCCCGACGACACCCGCGTCACCCTGCCCAGCACCGAACTGGACGCCCTGCTCGCGCGCATCGAAGATCTCGAGGACCGCCTGGCGCTGGCCAAGGCCGGTGGCGAAGAAAGCTTCCCCGTCGACGTCTTGGACCGCCTGCTTGCGGGCGAAAGCCCGGTGCGGGTGTTTCGTGAATATCGCGGACTGAAACAAAACGCTCTGGCCGCCACTTGCGACATCACCAACAGCTATCTGTCTCGGATTGAAAAAGGCGAAAAAACCCCCGGCGTCGATATTTATCGCAAACTGGCCGACGCCCTGGATCTGGACATCGACGACCTGGTCTAACCGCCCGCCCATCAGCAACGCTCCTCTGAATCGTCACCGGCCGCGCTGCCGGTCGCAGACACACCGCCCACGGCCAAGCGACCATCGAGCTGCTGACACGCGCCGGGGCGAACAACGTCGCCCATGGCCGCAAGCGCAATGATGCCCCCCAATATCTCGACATACGCCTTTGCGTGATGATCTTGCGCGAACAACAACAAGGCCTCTTCGGTTTTTTTCAACACCTGATTGGCCGGACCGCCGGGGCCGCAAATCCGCGCATTGCGCAGCATCTGCTGCTGTTCAAAAGGTATAGGGGTGCCGTCCGGGCGGACCCCGTGGCGCTTAACACCCTTGCCACTGGCCATCTGATCGACGGCGTCCTGGATGACCTGCCCAGCACGCTCAAAACCTTGTGGAATTTTGATCTGCATTACAATCTCACCCCAAATTCCCGTTCCGGCGCATGCGCAAAATACGCCCCGGCGAGGAACGCCTGCAGGGCCTCCTCGCCACGCGCCCGCATCACGCCCGCCTCGATAGCGACCTTGAGCCCAGCGCGGCCCACCAGGCGCACCGGCTCATCCTCATCGCCGTGATAAATTTCGGCGACCACTTGGCGGTCCTCATCGACGTAATCGGTGATCGCGAAATGCGTCATGATGCACCCCCAACCAAAACGTCGTTCCAATCCTTGCCCTCGGGCGCGCGGTTTTCGAACACCGCGACGCCGCTGGCACCGTAAAAGTCCAAGGCCCGCGCCAGCATCCGCTCCAGCCCTTTCAGGTCCTTCATATCGTTGTCGGTCCACAGCTCGATCCGCTCGACCACCGGCGGCAAGATCACACTCGACATCCGGTCCAGCGACCCCGCCGCCCACACCGGCACGCCCGGCTGAGCCTGCAAAATCGACAGCGCCGTCTCGATGCCTTCGGCCAGGCGCAGAACCGGACCGGCGGGTGCAAAACGCATCGCGGATCCGGTGCCCGGGGCCAGCACCTTTTTGGTTTTCATCACCGGGGCCTTGATCACCCGCCCCGGCTCTAGAACTTCCAAATAGGTGCGGTGGATCGCCTGGATGGGGGAACGATCCGTCTCTGGATCGTAAATTTGCATGCCGGTCACGATCACCGGCCAAAAGGTCCCGGACAATTTGGAATCCTTCTTCGGCTCATAGTATTTATGGCGCGACAAAAAGCCCAACGCGTGCAGGTGCCGCGCAACCACATCCCAATTGAGCCCCCGCCCCTCCAGGTACGGCTTGACGGGTGTCGCCATCAGGTTGGCGACGCGGCTGTCTTTAAATAGATCCAGGGCGCGCTTGCGCTTCTCAGCCGCTTCACGCGCCTGCTGGGCTTCGCGATCCTTTGCGCGCTGTTCGCGCCGCGCGATCATCTCCGGGCTTTCTTCCAGACCCACCAAACCGTGCTCTTCGGACAGGTGCGTCATCGCTTCACCCAGCGTCAGGCCGTAAACCTCCATCGCGAAATCGATCACGGACCCGTGCGCGCCACAGCCAAAGCAGTGATAAAATTGCTTGGCATCACTGACCGTGAAAGACGCGGTTTTTTCCTTATGAAACGGGCAAAGCCCCTCCAACTCACCACGGGTGGACTTGGAAAGAACGACGCGGGTCCTGACCACATCGGAGACCCGCACCCTATCCTTGATTTGCTGCGCCAGCTGCTTTCCCCCGATTTGGGATTTGCCCGCGCCCCCTGATGATCCCCCGGTGTTCACAGTGGCAACTCCCCGGCGTCATAGGCCTGTTGGCGGTGAGCGGTGTAGGTTTTAAGCGCCTTGTCATACATCCATTGCCAGCGCTGCGACGCTTGGATGTTTGTGAACGGGCACGCCGCCCCATCGCCTTGCTCAGCCGCGTCGATGGCATGAAGCAAAATCTCATTGGCATCCGGATCCGCGTCACCGACAGCCACCCAGGTGGCGCGGTCATCGGCGGTCACGTTCGACAGGCGATCAAATGGGCGGGGATTGTGGCGGGCCGACTGTCCCATGGCTCAACCCTCCCCACTCAGATTGAACGGCGGTTTGGCAAAAACGAACCCCTGGCTCTCGGCGTAAATGACCAACTCCAGCTTATCGAGGCTGTAACGCCCGGCGTCTTCGTCGCCGCGCGGACAGGCGTCGTAGAGGCCGTCGTCAAAAATAAGCTCGTAATCGTTACCTTCCAGCCACAGAACCGCCTGTTGCAATTTGTCGCCATCGACGCCTTTGCGTTTGGGCCTATGTTTTGGTGTGGGCTTAGGCGGTGCGGGTCTCGGTGGGCTGTGCGGCTCGCCGGGTGCGACAGCCGCCTTGACCTTGACCGTGGGCACGGGGATATCAACCGGGGGCTCGGTCGCAACCTTTTCCTCCACCTCAACATGCGACGGATGGATCGACACATCCAACTTGGTCGCCGCTTGGCGGATCGCATGTTCCTTGGCATCGAACACCCGGCATGCTTCTTTCAAGCCACCGCGGCCGCAGGCCGACTTGAGCCGCGCCAGGTTGTCGGGATCGGTCCACTTGACCCGGCCCCGCGCGTCGCGAGCAATATCGGATCCGTCACAGGGAGGGGGCGCGCTATCCAGACTTTCACGCGCCCCAGAGGCGTCGGCGGTGTCCGTCTTAGGACGTTCCTGGACCTCCTGGGATTTTGGTTCGTGAGGGACTTCAGCACCGCACGGCTTAGGCAATGCCAGCGGCAACCCCGCCGCCTGCACCTCGCCGGTGTCGATGAACGTGGTCATCGCCGCAGCCTGGGCCAGCGCCTTTGTTGGATCCTCGGCACGATCAAGGCACTTCATCAAAAGCTGCGCGCGCATTTCAGGCGTTGAAAATACATCCGACATCTAACGACCTCCCTACGTGTTGCCAACCCAACGGGTCGGCTCGGTTTTGACGGTGATGATTTGATCGTCTTCCAAGGCCTGACCGGCCAACCAGTCCGCCAGCGCGCCGATCATCGACGCGCGCGGCGGCGGCGAACGCCGTTCGCCGGGCAGCGGCGAGACTTCGCCCAAGCGACCGAAGCCGTACGCCAGCACCACCGGGTCGATACCCGCGCGCAACATCCGAGAAAACAGCTCGCCCAAATCGTCGAGCAGGCGCGCGGTGTCGGATCCTTCCGCCCCGCGATAGCGCAGGAATATTTCGGTGATGCACGCCGTCACCGGGCAATAGCCGAGCGTCGCGTACAATTCGACCACCCGATGCCCGACCAACAGATCGACGCGAAAGGTTTCACAGGGGCGACGATCAGGCAGCGCGTTCATAAATCGCCCTCCCCGCCTTTATCATCGGGCAGATGCAAGCCCATCAGGACCGCAAACAGACCGCCGCCCAACAGCACGATGACCAGCACCGCACAAATCAGAGTGACCAGCGCTTTTGGCCCGGCGGCGCACGCCAGCCCCAAAAGGCTTAAAGACAAAAAGATGGCGACGCTCCGGCTTAGGGATAAGGAACCGGAAGCGTCGCCAGTGTGGCCGCGGGAGGAGTTGCGGCCAGGGAACCTGACACGGGGTGGCGTGACACGGGACAAAACAGCCCGGGGATTATGATCTTGGAATGGACACACCATCACGGACCACCCCCACCTTGTGAATTGATCCCCCCCTCGACGCGCAGCGCCTGGATCACGTCCTGGAGCTGATCGATCATGCGCTCGGCAAGACCGATCCCTTCCAAGGCTTCGTTGGCGGTAAAGTTGCGCCCGCCGGGACTGCTCGACGCAACCGCATTGTGAATTGCCGCAGCCAGTTGCCCCCGCACATCGTCGACGTCAAGCAGCTCAATGAACAATTCGCCCACTTGGCGCTGCGCCCCCTCGGTACGCCGGTCCAGCAATTGCCGATAAACCTTGAGGATCGGGGCATCACCGTGACCTTCATTGACGTATGCCGCGTCCAGGCGCAGCGCGTTCTCAACCGTGATCGGCGTGCCGTCCTCAGTGTCGTCGGCATAGCGCCAGATTTGTCGAGGTTTGACATTGAGCATATCGGCGCAGTGTTCTTTGGTCAGCGCACCGACAACCGCCGCAACGGCTCCTGCAATGGTTTGCGGATCGCGACGGCGGGTCATGACATTTTCCCCCCACTATTGTCATGGACCGCGCCACCACCTGCGTGTGAAGGTACATCGTCGAGATCGTCGAGCCCCCCAATAGGGTCTTCGCCGATCAACTGGGCCAGCGTCACGTTCAACGCGAACGCCATACCCAACAAAGCGGCGTAGGTGGGGTTGGGGGCGGACGCCTTGTCCAAATTACAAACGTAGGTTGGTGCCAACCCAGACCGCAAAGACAACTGACGCGGGTTGATTTGCCGAAGCACGGACAGGCGTCGCACCCGGTCCACGAGGACAAGACGCTTGGGAAGGGTGTTAATCGGAGTGATGTTTTCCATACCCGATCAATGCTCTTTATAAGGTGCGTTGTCAAGTGCGCACTGCCCTTTTTATCGAGCGTGCGCTTTTATTAGATGCATGGGATTATGAAGCATGAAGAAAACCGACCCTAAAAAAGAGCGGAAAACCAGGATCCAGACCAATCTGGAATACCTCCTCGACCGGGACGGACTGTCCATGGAGGCTGCATCTCTGCAGGCTGGCCTGTCTCGGGGCAGGGTCCTGAACATCATCAACAGCGACAACCCGAATCCACGAATTCAAACCGTTCAGGCATTGGCCGAATTGTTCGGGGTCACATGTGGCCAACTGATCGATTGCGACCTTTCTGCCGAAGGCAGCACCGTGTCCGCTGTGGCCAGCCAGGGGCTGGGCTTCAACGCCGAAATCATGACCGACGCCATCATCGACGTGATCATCGCCGCCAAAGAAAACAACTTCGTTGTCGAGATGAAAAGCACCACAGCGGACTCGGTGACACCGACGGACATGGCCGACGCCGCCATATTTGTTTACCGCGAAACCATCCAGCGGGTGACCAACGGCACCCTCCCCGATGACGAACGGGAACGGATGATCGATCAAGCCGACAGCGTTATCCGGTTCCGCGCCCAATCAAGCTGACCAAAGCACGCAACGAATCACCCCAACGGATTGCCCCGGCGCATCAGACGTACCTCACCCACCAGCCGGTGTGCAGATGGCGACATGCGACGCAATTCGCGAATCTCGGCGCACCGTTTTTCCACCCCCCGTTTTGCAAGTAGGTGATTGCAATTCACATTGTCGTGATATTTTGGGCGAATTCGAGGCTTCTTGCCCAAAAATTCGCGCGTTATTCTACTCTTCAACTGGCACCCCACTTGCTAGGTTAACCCCGGGCGTCAACGCCTGGCGTGTGGTGGCCTCGATCAGGCCGCGGACTTGCGATGTCAGCCGGGGTGCCAGCCCCGTGCGGGAATGGGTGATGTCAGTCACCCGTTCCCCCCGCGTCCACATCTCCTTAAGAGTGTTTCCTCCCCGGAGGGACATCTATCAGTTACCACAACCAATCCGAATATGTCCACACGCATATTCGCCCACGGCACTTCGCGAAAATATCAAGCGCTCTTTTTATGGAGCATTTTTACATTGACGCTCTTTTTAAAGTGCGTATACTCCCTCCTTGCCACAACCGAAGGAGGCACGCATGCCAACCAACACCACGCAACCAAACCGCCCGCCACTCGGCACCCCCCGCCCCGTTGACGTTCATGTCGGCAGCCGCCTGCGCCAACGCCGCACCCTGATCGGCATGAGCCAGGAAAAACTCGGCGCAGCCGTAGGCCTGACCTTTCAACAGATCCAGAAATACGAGCGCGGCGCAAACCGCATCGGGGCCTCGCGGCTCTATCAGCTCAGCAACGTGTTGGACGTTTCCGTTTCCTACTTTTTCGAGGAGATGCCGGGCGAGGTTGAACGCACCCGCGGCGATTATGCCGCCAGCCCGAACGACAACCAGTCCATGTCTGAGCGTTTGGTCGGCGACGTGCTGCACAAGCGCGAGACCCTGGAACTGGCCCGCGCCTATCACGCCATCACCGATTTAAAGCTGCGCAAGCGCGCCTTTGAACTGATCAAGGCGCTCGCCAAAGCCAGCGCCAACGAAACCAGCACCGACTAAATCAGCGAACGCCGTTCGCCCACGTTTATTCAAGCCAAGGAGACACCCATCATGGGACGTCCATCCCCGCTTACACCGGTAATCGTTAATTTCGCAGCCGCACTAAAAGCCGACAACAAAACCCTGAGCGAGATCGTCGCCGCGATCAAAGGCGAGTTCAAGGTCAGCACATCGCCTCCGGCGATCAGCAAGGCCCTCACCGCACACATGAAAACCTTGAACGTCGCCGACGCCGAAGGCGGCGGGGCCCTTATAAAAAATGGGGGTCCGGGGGGGGCATCCCAGGTAGACCTCGGGTCCGCGGCCGCAGGCGGCGAGGCGGCGATCGTACCGCTCAGCAGCATTGAGGCCTGGCAAGGCAACCCGCGGCGTACATTTCGTGACGAATCAATCGAGGAATTGGCCGATAGCTTCGCCGCGAAAGGCATTCTCCAACCCATCCTGGTCCGCCCCGACCCAATGGCCAAGGACACCTATCTGATCATTGCCGGCGAACGTCGTTACCGCGCGGCCGGACGCATGGCCGAGCGTAAAATCTGGACCAACGACACCCCCATCCCCGTCGTAATCCGCGACGTCGACGACGCCGAAGCCCTGGAACTTGCCCTGATCGAAAACCTCCAGCGCGACGATGTACCGCCCTTGGAAGAGGGCGACGGCTTTCGTGAACTCGCAGACCTGATTGTCTTTCGCGGCGAAGCCGACAACCGCAAGGCCGCGTGCGTGATCATCGGGCAACAGGTTGGCAAGACCGGACGTCACATCGAACTGCGCATCGCCCTCACCGAAAAGCTGGGCACCGAGGCGCGCTTGGCGCTGAGCCAGGACCAAATCACCCTCGCCCAGGCGCGCGCCCTAACCACCGGGGTGACGCTGGACGACAAAGGCCACGTCGATCAGAAAACCACATCCCTGCAGGCCAGCATCATCGACGACATTGAAAACGGCTACGGCAACGCCCGGGCCCAGGACATCACCGAAGCCATGACCGACGATCTTCTGCCGCTCAGCTGGGCCGCGTTCGATCTGGCCGAATACGACGGCGAAATCATCGTCGACCCCACCACCCCCGACGATCCGGAGCAACGCTGGTTCGCCGACACCGGCCAGGCGCGTGAACGGCAAAAGGCCCTCATCGCAAAACGCGCGGATCACCTGAAAGGCGGCGCGTGGGCCTTTGTCATCACGCTGCGCCATGCCAACAGCGAATACTTTTACCCCAGCGGGTGGCAAAAACTCGACGACGGTGCAGCCGACACCACCGCCAATGCAGGCTGCGTGATCGAAATCAAAGACGACCTCAGTTTCGATGTGCACATGGGCGTGGTGCCGACCGACGCAAAATCCAAAAAGCTGGCGGGGATCGACGACACCCCTGCCGCCAAGGACGGACCGGCTCCGCGCAAGTCCGCGCTCGACGCCATTTCCGCCAAACACCTCGCCCATGCGCGCAAGCGCAAAACAACGCCGCTGCAACGCGGGGTGATGAAGGATTCCGGCCACGCCATGCGCTTGGTATGCCTCGCCCTGATCGGCGGCGGTGAAGGGGCCATTGGCATCAAGGCCCAGGACTACGCCATGGACCACGACGTCGAGATACTCGACACCCTACAGCTCCACCAGCCTGATTTTGACACCGATCACCCGCTCCTAAAGCTGGCCAACGACAACTCCTTCGTCGATGACGACACCCAAACCAAAGCCTGGGGCGCACTCCAGGACCTGGACGGCGAAGCCCTGGAAAACCTCTTCGCCACCCTGGTCGCGGCGCAGGTCTACAACGGCTACCCCGCCTGCCCAGGTCTTGGTGACGATGCCCTCGCATTGAGCATCGCACAGACCCTCAAGATCGCCGGGCAGGAACACAACCACGGCCTAACGCTGAACGCATCGCTGCACGGCGAGGACCTGGACGGCCTACAGGCCAGCGCGCTGGAAGCCATCGCCACCGACGCGGGGGCCACGGTCGGCAAGACCGCCAAGGCCACCCGCGACGCGATCCGCGAAAAAGGCAACGGCGTCTACACCCCGCCGACCTTGCGCTACGCCACCGCCAAGGCCATCGGCGGCGTGATCGCCGCAGCCGACAGCGACTTTATCAACAGCCAGCACCAAGACGCGGCCGAATAAAGGAACACACCATGACCACGACAACCAAACGCAAAACCAAGAACGCCGCGGGCCCCAAGGACGCCAACGTCGGCGACCGCCTGCGCGCCCGGCGCATCCTTCTGGGCATGAGCCAGAAGGATCTGGGAAGCAAGGTCAACCTCACCTTCCAACAAATCCAGAAATACGAACGCGGCGCAAACCGCATCGGTGCCGGTCAACTGCACGACTTCGCGCAGATCCTCCAAGTCGATATTGGCTATTTCTTCGAAGGCCTCGACACCGGCCGCGCCATCGACGCCGCGCCGCTGCCGGAACGCGCCACCCTGGCGCTGGCCCGCGACATCGAGGATATCGCCGACCCGGAAGTCCGCACCGCGCTGACCAACCTCGTGCGCAAGGCCACCAGCCTACCCGCGGCGGCGTGAGGAGAGACGTTATGACCACCCACGAAACCACCTACCGCGTCACCGGAAAGCGGATGGAAAAGGACGGCAGCATCGTCACCGCCCCGCTCATCCCCTACACCACCCGGCACCGCCCGCGCATCGGGCTGGTCTACACCATCATCGGGCCGAACCATGACCCGAAGTTAAGCAGCTGCACCGAATGCCGACGCGCACCAGGCAAACTCGAAACCGTCATTCCGGGAGAGAAAGGCCAATGAGCGCAATTGATTGGCTGAACGGGTGCCCCGGCCGAACGGGTGAAGTCTGGAACCCTTATGTGGGCTGTGTCAACGAAGGCCCCGGGTGCGATCCGTGCTGTGCCCTGGAAAGCGCCCCGCGCCTGGTCGGCAATCCCCATCCGGCGTTCGATACCCTGCGCGCCGTTACCCGCAAGAACGCGTCAGGCAAGCTCTGCTGGAACGGCCAGACGGCGATCAACCACGACCGCCTGAGACTTCCGTATGCCTGGAAAAAGCCCCGCATCATCTTTCGGGAATTCTATGGCGATCCCTACTTTATTGGCGCGCCGCGTGACTACCCACACTTGGTCGCCGACATCATGAGGGCCAACCCCCATCACGAATTCCTCGACCTGACGAAGCACCCGGACCAGGCTGTGGAGTTTTGGCAGGACCACCTCGGCGACGACCTGGGATCTCCGCAAAACGTCTGGGCTGGGGCCAGCATCTACAACCAGGACGCCGCGGATCGAATGCTCCCGCACCTGCGTGAGCTGGCCGGAATGGACTTCAAAATCATGGTCTCGTTTGAGCCCCTGCTCGGACCCGTCAATCTACCCGATTGGCTGCTGGCCATGGGTCCGCGCGCATGGGTGATCTGGGGCGGACAATCCGCCAAAAAGCGCAGCGCGGCCAAGCGCATGATGCCCGAATGGGATCGTCACATCCTCGACCAGATGGGCGGCACCGGCATCGCCCGCTTTCGCAAACAGCTGGGTGAATACAATCAGCACGGAAATCTCGTCGGCAAGATCGCCGCCGGTCACAAGATCGACGGCGTGGCGTACCGCGAGTTTCCCAAGTCCATGGAGGTCACATCATGACCAAGACGCCTCTTTGGAAACACATCATGAAAGAAACCGGTTGTTCGCCACGCCACGCGCGGTCGGCATCCAAGGCCCTGACGGCGGTTGCTCAATGCAAAGGCACAGCCCTCACCATGCCCGATGAAGTTTGCCTCTACATGGGCGAATACATGGCCGAAATGGCAGCACACATCATCGAGGAATTTGAATCAGAGGATGCATCATGACAACCGAAAATCAGAAAGACGCACCGATCATCTTCTCCGCCCCCATGATCCGAACGATCTTAGGCGGCATCAAAACCCAGACGCGGCGCGTGGTCAGCCCATCGACTTGCCGGATACAACTGCCCAACTCCCAGCACCAAGTCTGGGACATAATTCGGGAGCACGACCTGCTGTCGAACGCCACCAGCCATGGCGCGCACCTAAAACTCACCACGCCCGACGACTGCACCCCAGACTGGTTTCTTATCGAAGCCCGCCACGCCCTCATCAATCGCCTGTGGGTCAAAGAGAACATCCTGGTCGATGGCTATCTGGATCCCTGGTACGCCGCCGAAGGCCGCGGCGTCAGCTACGTCGACGCCCACACGGATCGCGACTGGCCGTATCGGGAACCCGAATACACCGGCACCATCCCATCCATCCACATGCCCCGATGGGCCTCACGCCTGACCCTGGACGTGACGGACGTCAAGGTCGAACGCCTCCAAGACATCTCCGAAGCCGACGCCCAGGCCGAGGGCATCGTTGAAGCCACGCTCAAGGGACGCGGCGACACCATCTGGCACGTGCCGGAGACCCCCGGCCACGTCAACGTCTCGGCCGGACTGTTCGGCAAGACGGCGTGCGTCGCCTATCAGCGCCTCTGGGATTCCATCAACAAGGGCCGCAAGGACAAGGACGGCAAGCCGCTGCCCTACGCCTGGGACAAAAACCCCTGGGTGGTCGCCACCACGTTCGACTGGCACCTCGCCAACATCGACACCCTCAACCGGGAGCCCAAGTCATGAACATCATCACCACCTATGCACCGCCCCCCCGGCCAAGCATCAAACGGATCCAAGACACCGTAACCAACGTGTTCAGCATCGGCCCAAAAGACCTCACCGGGCCAAGCCGCAAGCGCCATATCGCAGCGGCACGCCACGCAGGCATGTATCTGGCACGGGTTGAAGGCGGACTTTCTTACCCCAAAGTCGCCAGGGCGTTCGGACGCAAAGACCACACCACGGCCATGCACGCCTGCAACAGCGCGATATTCGATCACCTGGCCCGCGACGCCGATTTTGCATCCAAGTTTGTCGAGGCGCACGAACGCCTCACCACACCACGCGCAGCGAACGACGTTCGCCAAAAGGCAACTCCATGACCGCTGCGCAACCGATGACGACACACATCCCGACCCCCCGTTATCTGCCCCATGTGGGCGGAGTAGAACGGGCAACCCCGAACGCATGGGGCCTCTTAATAGGAGGCTATCATGTTACTCGGGTACGCACGGGTTTCGACGGACGACCAACGTCTGGACCTTCAACAAGACGCACTTTCCCAAGCGGGCGTTGCCAACGACAACGTCTATCAGGAACAGGTTTCGGGGGTCGCCACCAAGCGGCCCGAACTGGAACACCTGAAAAAGGCCTTACGTCCGGGCGACACGCTGGTCGTCTGGAAACTGGACCGGCTTGGCCGTTCGGTCAAGGAACTGATCGCGCTGACCGAATGGCTGCGCGAACGGGACATCGAACTTGTCAGCATCAAGGACAACATCGACACCACCACGGCGGTGGGCAAGATGGTGTTTCACATGCTGGCGGCGTTTGCGCAGTTCGAACGCGACATCATCAGCGAGCGAACCAAGGCGGGCTTGGCGGCGGCACGTGCACGTGGGCACCGGGGCGGACGCAAACCCAAGATCACCCCCAATATGCTGCGGGCCATGGAAGCCATGCTGGACGATCCCCTCACCACCATGACGGAAGTCGCCAGCCACTTCCAAGTCAGCCGCGCCGCGATCTATCGCGCCCGGCAACGCCGCATGCAGAAAGAACAACAAACGCTGGCACCCGTCTAACCACACCGGGGCGGGTTAATGCCCGCCCCATCACGTCCGTTAAATCGCCCACAGATCAGGAGTAAAAATCATGGACTTTGACGAAGACATTCAACGGTCCCTTGATGATGACGACGCGGGTACTTTGGCGTTAGACGCTCAAACTGCCAGGGAGTTGCTTGTAAAGCAGATATTGAAAAAACCACGCGTTCGTTCCTACCCGGATGCGCGCCGCAAACTCCATGAAATGGAAGTAGATCAATACAAAAAATCGAACCACAACCTCAAGGCAACGCTGCGCCGCATTATCGACCCGAAGCGCGACATCGGAAGCCCCGAGTGGGTGGAAGACACAATTCGCCTTGCACGGTTGACGCTCAAATCGGAAGCGAATTGGCCTATTTCGGATGGGTCCGTTAAGTCTGACAAGGAGACGCCCTATGGCTGATTGCATCCACACGAACATTTATTACAGCGTGGAGGCGGACAACTTCTACTGCTCAGACTGCAACAGAGGTATGGGCATCGCCTATTACCGGATTGCGATTGCAGCGCGGCGTCTCATTGTTGGGGGCTTTTATTCCGGCAATCAGAAAAGCGGATACGAGCTAAATGGAGAGCGCGGTTACATCTGTGATGCTGACGCATTTGATGTGCTGGCAGACCGTGTTCCGCCCACCTCCCCTACAGACGCAATCACCGAAGAACTCAAGACGTTTATGTCTGACGATGGTGCTGAAGAACTCGCGGACAAAATCAATGAGACGACGGAGCGTGAGTTTCCGTCCGCACCGAGAGAGGATTTCGAGACATGAGCATTCAGAACAGAAAAACCATTCTTGGAGTGCATATGGCGATGGCTTTGGGCGCGTTGGCAACGAGCGACGTTGTCCAAACATCTGGCGAAAAGATTGCCCTATCCACGGACACGAAACCAAAGCCGACACCAAAACTAACGGGCGCACCATTCATGTGTTCCGAGTGTGGCCGGGATATCAAAACTGAAAACGGTTACTGGCACCACATGATCAATTACCACGGCGCGAACAGGTCCCCTAAATCTGACGGAGAGAAGCTATGAGCATGCTGATCATGGATGTTGGCCCCAAATGGGTTGAGTGGGGCAGCGGCCACTACGTTGTGACGCACGGCGTCCAATACGAAGTGGAATGTTATGGCGGTAAAAGGACGCTGGCAACCGCCGACATTGGCGACGAGATGGCCGATCTGATTGATGAAAACGGAGAGGCCCTGCCCGTTGAAATGATCCGCACGGCCCCGTCCCCTACGGAGTCCACAGAATGAGCATGATTTTGAAAACGTATTCGGTGACCGTGCAGGGCTTCTCTCCACACACATTTTTTGCCGCGACACCGGGCCGTGCGCGGGTGCGGGCTTGGCATTCGTATTCAAGCGGATACCCCTGTTCATTCAAAGAATTTATGAGCATTTCTTCATGCCGCCGCGCCGACGATCCGCCAGGGCTTGGACGCAAAATCACGGTTGGCGGCAAGCCCGCGTATAGCGTCCCGACTGAACACGGGCACCCGGAGTACGTCTTCCCGGATACAGACGTGATCCTAAACACCCACCCGCTGGACCTTGAAGAGGGCTGGCCGAATGGGTCCGTCCAGAAAGAGGGAAACGAGACATGACACCCCACGTGATCATGGTGGCCGCTGGCCATCGCTGGTACGCCGAAAACAGCCACAGGGAAGCGCCGCAATTTGGACATGCGCCCCGCGTCATGCCCGGTGCGATCTTCACCGAAAACGAAGAGGCCGACGACCTCAATATGTACATGGTCGATGCCGCCGAAGACGCAGGACACCTTGTAACCGATGTTGAGTTCAACAAGGCGCTTATCCAAGTTTTGCACGAGCGCGCGACCACGTCCGTTTCCAGCACCACAGATCAGGAGCAAGAGCCGTGACTGAACATTTTAACCAACTCACCCCTGCGGAAGCTGAACGCCTTGCATTGCTTTCCGAAGAGTGCGGCGAGGTGATCCATATCATCGGAAAAATTCTGCGCCATGGGCTGGACAGCTATCACCCCAAAAGTGGCGACATCAACCGCATCCTGCTGGAAGCCGAACTAGGTGATCTAACGCACGCCGTTGCGCGCATGTGTGATGCTGGCGACATCAACCCGGACACCATCGAAGTGTTCGCCGAGGCCAAGGCCCTGCGAGTTGGCGAATACCTGCACCACCAGCCTGACGCCGTGTCGAACGGGTCCCAAAAGTGCATCGCGACAGACTGCCTTGAAGGTACATGTCCGACGTGCACGAAACTGTCCCCACAACCTGATACGGAAGGGGCTGAATAATGGCTTACGCAACAGCATCCGCTCACCAAGCCTACACAAAGACCAGAACTACCCAAGATGATGATGGCGAAGTCACTATTTGGGTTCAGATGGAGCACGCCAATATGGCTTTTAATCTGAATGAGGCACGTACAGTTCTGCGCGACATGGAAGCGGCGATTAAAGACGGCGAACAGCTTAAAACTGAAACGTCCGACATTCGAGGTGACGAAAATGGATAATTGGCCCACCAACAACTTCCCCGACAACGAGTGGAATTTGAACGCTGCGGACTTCGTCGCACACGTCGCGAAATATCCCGGTTTTTGGTGCTGTGACCACGACCTGAAATATCTGAATTTGCGGATCGACACCCGCGTTGACCGCTTCCTTTTGCTGGACCGCGACAAGAACCGCCTAAGCCCCGACCGGGTGCTTGAGGCTATCAACAAGTGGTGCAACCGCACCTCCGTGAAAGGTGGCGACGATGCTTGAAAAACACGAAGACTGCCCAACGTGCGGAGAGAGTGGCGACGATTGGCTTTATGACGCCCAGCATTGCCTCATTTGCGCAGCCAAACCGAAGCCTGACGTTATCACCGGACTGCATTGGTGGGCCGTTGAGTACCGCCCCACCGCACAGGTTGCCTATTCCGCCATCAAAGAAATTGAGCGTCTGCGAAAGGCTCTTGAGTATTACGCAGACCAGGACGGCAAAGGCAAAGATTACATCATTTGCGATCGCGCAACGCGGGGCCGTGTTTCAGACGTTCACGCCCTTGGCGAAAAAGCGCGTTCTGTTCTGTCCCAAAGCGGGCCGAACACGCCCACGCCGGGTTCGGACGTAGCCGACTGAAATCAAACCCGCCCGGTTGCTGCCTACTTATGCAGCCGCGCAAACGCTAGAGGAAACGAACATGCACATGACCTCAGAACAATTCAATTCCAAGTACACCGTAGGCACCCATGTTGTCTATCAGCCCGTCCAAGATGGCGAAGGCGTCCAGACCAAAACACGTTCCGAAGCCTGGGAATTGGGCCACGGCGCAGCCGTTGTGATGGTCGAAGGCAAAAGCGGTGGCGTCAGCGTTGAACACTGCACCGTCATTGCTGGCGACGGCGGCAGCGCTATTTAGAAAACGAGCCTTGAGGGGAATTCCGAGAGAGAAAATTCTGTAATGGCTGTACTCGGTGAATTGGCAGTCGCCAAGGCACGCCTGGAAAAATCTCAATAACGAGCATTGGAAACAACATGAGCACCAACCCAGAAAAAATTAACACTGGCGACATCATTTCGCGCACAGGCATGGGCGACGAGCACGAAGTCTTGAGCACCAACCAGGGTGGCGACGCCATAGAAACCGTAGACCTAATCCTTGTGCGGTGCACCAAAGCGGACACCCGCGACGACGGATCAGAACCGACGTTTCAAGTGGGTGAGGAAGAATACAACCTTCCGCGCCGATATACAGTCGTGCGCCGCGCTAAATCATAACTTCGGGAGAGCGCAACGCGACATGGCCGCATCATGCAAGGACATAGCAACAATGGGCGTCTGGCCCCGGCTCCTAAGCCGGGAACAGGCAGCGGCCTATGTTGCCCTTGCACCGTCGACCTTTGACCTAGAGTATCGCCCGGATTTAGTTGAGATCCGCCACGGAACCAGCGCCAGGGCCGTTCGCTTTGATCGGCTTCAACTCGACAAACTTATTGACCAAAAACGAGATGCCGCCGATGGTGTCTTGGACAAAGACGAGGCATTAGGACTGTGTCAGTAATGGTTGAATTCAAAATCAAGGGGATCAAAAAGGCCACGGCCAAAGGCGGAACCTATTATTATGACCGCATCACTGGCAAGCGGATCACCGCGGAATTCGGCACTGCAGAGTTTATGATCGAAGTCGAAGCCCTTCGCGCAGGCATCAATACAGACGAAGCAAAAAAATCACCCATCACAAAAAACGGAACGCTGGGCGCATTAATCCATGCATGGCGCGCGAGCCCCGAGTTTACCGGGCTCGCCGTCAGAACCCGCAAAGACTACAACCGCATTGTCGACTTTTTAAAGCCCCTCACCCCACTACCAATCAGCCAATTTGACCAAGCCTACATCCTGAAAATTCGCGATAAAGCCAACGCCGCCCACAAATGGCGCTTTGCTAATTATGTTGTCGCCGTTCTTTCGTCGGCATTCAGCTGGGGCACGCTGCGCAACTACGCCGCCAGCAACCCAGCCCTCAAAGTTCCAAAAATCAAACGCCCCAAAGACCTCGCCCAACAAAACCGCGCATGGACAGATGACGAACTAGAGACCGCCCTCAAAACCCTCCCCGATCACTTGAAGGTTGCCGTCGCCCTGTCCGCCTTCACCGGCATCCGCGAGGGAGACATGGTCAACTTGCCGCTTAGCGCGGATCGCGGCGACGAGATCGCATGGCGGCAAAGTAAAACCGGAGATCTCGTCACACTACCAATCCACAAAAAGCTGCGACCGTTTTTGAACATGGCCAAGTATCTCCCCAAGCGCAAAGGCACGACGATGGTGATCGGGCTAAGAGGTCGACCGTTCACCCAAGATGGATTTAGAGCTGTTTTTTTCAAAGCGATGAAAGAGCTGGAATCTGAAAAGAAGGTCGGGATCGGCTTGACGTACCACGGACTACGCCACACTGTCGGCACGAAACTCGCCGAGCTGGGTGCAAGCGACGTCGAAATCCAAGACACCCTCGGCCACCGCACCGCCACCCAAGCACAGCGGTATCGCCGCGACGCCAGCAAAAAAGCATCGGCCGGGGCAGCGATTCACCTTCTTTCGAAGAACAAAAAGAGAAGGGATTAG